AACATGGAGCCGTGGAACTGGGATCTAATAGACAAAGATGAGGTTGTACCTGAGTTGAAATACACAGCGACATCGTTAGAAGCAAGTACATCAACACCTAGTTGGGATGTAACTATGGCAACCACATAATAAAATTTGATTAAGGGAGTAGGGCAGTGGATAAATTAAAGCTATTAAAGACAAGACATATTTCGATGGTAAGTTTGTTGGTTGATGATATGGACATAAAAATATCATTCAAAAAGGATATGACACAAACCGAGTTTGGGTATACTCTGGTACTGGAAATAATCCGAAAGATACACAAAGGCGAGCAATCTTTGTATGATTTAATCGGCAGTATGACAGGCATTGAACCTGACAAGGTACCTGATATGGAATTGATGGAATTAATCGGAGTGATAAAGGAGATTTACTCAGCGGTAGTAAATTTTATATCACCACCGGCAGAGATACCACCAGAATAGAAGTAATGCACCTGTTAGCCTCTAATTATGGCGATATGGGATATATTATGGGTTTAGATTTTAACGATGGCTTGGCACTAATAACCGAGATTAAATCGAAAAAAGAAAAGCAGAACAGTTGGGATTTATATTGTGCTGTATATCCACACTTTGACGATAAAACCTTCATGAGTTTTGAGGATTTTTGCGACAGACGGAAACCGATTTACAGCCAGAAACCTAAAGAGCAGATCATGGATGAAGTGGCTGAAATGAGGCGAAAGCATGGGTGGGTGTAATGAAAACAAAGTGTAGTTGCAACAAAAAGTTTATAGTAAGAATAAAAAGAATAATGAAAAACGAGGACATTCAAGAGATCTATTTTGAGTGTCCTCGTTGTACGAAAAAATACCATGTAGCATTTACGGATGGATCAATCCGAAAACACGATAAAGAGATGCAGGAAGTAAAAGAAAAGTTATTATTTGATAGAAGTAACGAGATATTATTAAAAAAAGTACAAGGAATGATGGTAGTCCACAAAGAAATGATGGACGAATTAAATTTTGGAAGTAGGTGTTCTGAATGGCAATAGGAGCCTTTGAAATGTTCCGGATGTTCGGAACTTTAAGTATAAAGGGCGGAGACGAAACAAACGCTCAGTTAGATAAAATTGATAAAAAAGGCGGAGGAGTCAGCAAGGCTTTTAAGGCTATTGGCAAAGGTGCTTTAATAGCAGGGGCAGCGGTCGGAACAGCAGCGATTGCAATAGGCACAAAAGCAGTAAAAGCGGGAGAGTCGTTCGAGAAGGGTATGGCGAATGTCAGCACTTTATTGAGTGGCGATGTTACCAATAAAATAAAAAATCTGAGCGGTGACGTTCAGGATTTAATGACAAAGACTGGAATGTCGGCTGATGTACTACAGGACGGTTTATATCAAACTATTTCTGCGTTCGGTGATACTGATGATAGTATGAAGATACTAGAAACAGCAAGTAAAGGAGCATCGGCAGGAAATGCCACTGTTACTGACTCGGTTAATCTGTTATCAGCAGTAATGAAGGGTTACGGTGATGTGTCTGATGAGTCAGCAAAAAAAGCATCGGATATGGCATTCCAAACGGTTAAATTAGGACAAACAACATTTCCGGAATTGGCTGCATCTATGGGCAAAGTTATTCCGTTGGCGGGTGCTTTGAATGTAAGCCAAGAGGAATTATTCGGATCGATGGCAACATTGACCGGTGTTACTGGTGGAACAGCAGAGGTAAGCACACAGTTAAGGGGTGTTTTACAAGGATTAATGAAACCTACTGGAGATATGGAGAAAGCACTCACTAAAATGGGGTATGAGAGTGGTGCTGCAGCATTAGAAACTTTAGGATTACAAGGAACATTGACAATGCTAGAGGAGTCAGTTGACGGGGATAGCATAGCATTATCAGGATTATGGGGAAGTATTGAGGGCGGAACAGCAGTATTAGCACTCACAGGCTCGCAAGCAGAAAACTTCACAGAGAAAACAGAGGCAATGGCAAAGGCGGTTGGTGCCACTGATGAGGCGTTTACTAAACAACAAGGCACATTCTCCGCTAGTATGGCAAGAATGAAAGAGACTATAAATGTTAATCTGGTTAAGATAGGTGCGAAATTATTACCAATAGTAGAAGATTTGATGAAAAGTTTAATGAAGATAGTACCTCCACTCATGGATTTTATAGCTCCACTAATCGAGAAACTGATGCCAGTAGTAGAGGTTATCACAGACACATTACTGCCCGTATTTTTAGAATTACTCGATGCGTTTATGCCATTATTAGATCCGTTGGTTGATATATTCTTGTTCTTTGTTGAAGATGTGTTAGTACCTTTACTGGATATACTCGTACCAATAATAAAACAGATGATGCCAGTATTCGTGGAACTACTGGATATGTTAATACCTATAATGAAACCATTGTTAAAGGTATTTTTTGAATTAGTCGAGAAAATATTACCACCATTAATGGATTTAGTATTACAATTAATCGAGGCTTTTATGCCACTAATTGAGGCAACTCTACCAATATTATTAGAGTTACTCGACTTGATGATGCCTATATGGGAGGCAATGATTGATGCGTTATTGTGGTTAGTTGAAAAAGTTATGCCATATGTAACAGATGCGTTTGATTGGTTAGCTGAGAAAGTGTTTCCAAAAGTAGTGGATGCATTGAAGAAAGTTAAGCCAATAATACAGAACATTATACAGTGGTTCAAGGAATTGCCAGATAAAATAACTCAGAAATTAAGCCACTTGGCTGCTAAAATATCTGGTGTGTGGTTTGACATAAAACACAAGACAGTAAATATCTTTAATGATATAAAGGACTGGATCGTTAATCTATGGCAGAACATAGTATATAAAGTCAAAACAATAGTTGGTGAGATGGTTGACTTTATAAAAGGTATTCCAAAAAAGATAACTGACAAATTCACACAAGTAAAAGATGATATGACGAGGATTGGTAGTAATTTGATAACTGGTTTATGGAACGGTATCAGTAGCAAAGTACAATGGATAAAAAACAAAATAGGCGGGTTTGTATCTGGTATCACTAATACAGTAAGAAATTTCTTTGGTGTAAAATCACCATCCAAAGTATTCGAGGAAATAGGTGTTAATCTGGACGAAGGACTTGCAAAGGGAATAACCGGAGCGGTTGGCGTTGTTGATAAGGCGATTGACAAAGTGGGTAAGGCTGCAACCTTTGGTATGGATATAAGCGGAGGGGTTGGTTTAAACAATCCACTAAGAGGCACAGGATTAGGCACAGCAGGTAATAATGGCAGTGGAACCACTGTGAATATTAATTTATACGATAGTAAATTATTTAATATGGACGATGCACGTAAATTGGCGAATGTTATTTATCAGAGATGGCAGTTGTCGGGAGTAGGCACAGTGCGATGAAGTTAGAAATATTAGGAGTCGACAGAACATCGATGATCTCGGCAGGATCACCGAGCATTACAAGAATAGCGAAAGAGCGGAGAACTTGCTCACTTGCTCTGTTTGCTCCTGCCAGTTCGTTCGTTCCGGGCATTGGACAGGATATAAAAGTATATGACGATGATTTAAATTTAATATTCGGTGGTTGTATTAAAAACCTGAATACTGAGCAATACGATATGGGCAAAGGCAATAAAATAAATGTATTAACAAATATAGCATCTGATGGATATAACCACATAGCAGGGCGTAGGGTTTCGGTTTCTGCATATTCGACCAGTTATGCCGGTGTTATAGTCGAGGATTTAAGAGATAGTATATTGAATGCATCGGGTGAGAGCGAGGGCATCGGTTTAGGCAATATTGACGATGGTGCATGTTATGAACGATTCGCAAAACCTCTGACATCGGTTAAAGATTTATATGATGATTTAGCGAAAGCCTCAGGGTTCAAATGGTATATTGATGATGCAAAGGATTTGTATTTTCAACAAGAGTCAAGTACCCCGGATGCAGCACACGACATTATGAGTACTGGCACTTTTTATGATTTCTACGATTTTAGGGTTAATCAGTCATTAGGTGATTATCGTAACAGACAAATAGTGGTGGGTGGTGCCGATGCTGACTCTGGACTTGTTATACAAGTAGAGATTGACAGCACTGCTCAGATAGCAGCACAACAAGCAATCGAGGGTGGATCGACTTATTCATCTGGTATTTATGCGAATGTAATCAGTGATAAAAATATAACCAACACAGCCGATGCGACAACCGTTGCGAATAATGCTTTAAAGCAGTTCGGTTATCCGGAGGCGATAACTTTTAAAAGCAGAGCCACTGATTGGGAACCGAGTACAAAATTAAAAGTAAAATTACCTAAGTATGGGATTGACGATACCACATATTATTTGATTGAGGAGGTTACGCTCGATCGAATAAATTCGTACGAGTTTGTATCGACCATCGTAGCGACAAAAAGGGATGCTGCG